ATGGGTAACCAACGAAAAGGCAATTGCACAATTAATGACCCAGAAGCTCGTAACCCTCATAAAACTAAAATCGGGATGACCGATAAAAATAATCGAACTAAATGGCCTCCTGTACATATTACGTGTGTATGTGATAAACATCAAATGACCAGTAGAGTACATAGTCTAGCTAAAGTTACAGACTATTGTGGAGCTGAGTTCGAACCAGAGATATAAAATGTATAAACCAATAATCAAACTGTTAGAGTCCTATGGACATCAAGCTTACGTGAGTGGAGAAACTGCTAGAGATTTGTATAGAGGTGTTAAGCCTATAGAAAATCATGTTTCTGTTAATGCTGAGTTTATAACTCTACGGGATAACTTAAAAGATAAGATAATCTCTATAGACACTTACAGTTCCACCATTACAATAAAGTATAAAGAAGAGTATTTTACGATACATCCTTTGCGGACAATTTATCTAAATAATACTTATTGTAACTATAAATTCACCTCTTCATTCGAAGAAAACGCAAATCATATAGGATTTACTATAAACGCATTATACTACAATCCTTTAAACGACTCGTGGCTAAATCTTCATAATGCCAAACAAGATATTGACAATAAAATCATACGTTTTGTAGGTGAAGCTGAAGACAGAATTCTAGAGTCAAAAATTAGACTTCTGCAAGCACCAGTTTTAGCAAGCATACTTGGAGAAGACTGGGTGATTAGTGCGGAATCGCATGAAGCTATTAAAAAATATAACTTAAAAATAGTGATGGCACACACTTCTCAAATTCATAAAGAAATGAGAAAGATGTTTAAGCATTCACAAACACCTAGTAAATTCTTTAGTATACTTAGGTCCACAAAACTAATAGATAATATACTCCCAGAACTAACTGTGGGTGCGTCTATTTTACAATCTAATAAACAAAAAAACCTTACTTTATACCAACATATAATGTATGCTATGGATTCAGTAAAGCTTGACCAGCCTAATTATTATATTATCAGGCTAGCTGCTTTATTACATGATATAGCTAAACCACATTGCTATATAGAGACTGAAAGTGGTGTACACTTTTATAGTCATGAAAATGTTGGTGCAATTTTAGCAGAACGTATATTGTATAGATGGGGGTTTAATAAAACAACCAGTAATAAAGTATCATTACTTGTAAAAAACCATTTGTTTAATGCAGGACCACGGGTAACAGAAGCCTCAATTAAAAAACTAATAGCACGGATAGGTCCAGAAAATATCCATGATTTATTAGACTTACGAATTGCAGATAGATGGGGCACAGGTAGAAAAGATATTAAAATGACTCATGTAGAAAGAATGCGAACCAAAGTCAATAAATACTTAGCTAAAACATCTCCAAATAAATTTAAGTTAAGCCTATCTGAAAAAGATATTAGTAAAGCTATAAGATTTGCTACAGATGATAAAAAAGCTACAGTAAGGAATGTTAAACAATACTTAGAACATAAAGTTCTATATGGACGACTATCTAACAAGCCATCTAATCTAAAAAGAGCTATTCGAGAAGTTAATAAGCTGCCATGTCCTTTAGATAAACCGCACCTATTTAAAACATGGGCATCTATATTACAAGGTACCGAAGACTCTTTTGATAATGGTACATTAAAATGTGGTGTATACTGTGATTTTATATGTGATAAGAAACGAGGTAAAAAATAATGAATGTGTATTTAATAGTAGCTTTTCTAATGATATTTATTGTTGGGGTATTTTATGTTACATGGCTATTAAATCAGTTAAACGAACATAAACAACATTATAAGAAACTGCTACATCAGAAAAAAAGTAGTGAGGTACTGACAGGACACATAGCTGAAAAGTTTGTACCTTTTCTTGATGAGTTTAAACATGACCCCAGACAATCCACTTTCTGTGGACAACCTATTGATTATATTGTATTTGGAGACGATTGTATTACAATTGTTGAGGTTAAATCAGGTAATGCTAGGCTAAACGCCAAACAAAAACGAATAAAAAAATTGGTACAAGAAGGGAAAGTAGAATGGGAGGAAATTAGAATAAAATGAAAATAAATTCTTTGTATAGCAGTAGTTCAGGCAATGCATGTAGAATATATAACGACGATACAAGTATCTTAATTGATTGCGGCGTTAGTGGCAAAAAAGTATTTGCTGAGGGAGACTTCCCTATAGATGCTATATTTATTTCACATGAACACGGAGACCACGTCGCAGGAGCAGGCGTACTTTGCCGTAAATTAGATATACCTGTATACATACATGAAAACTCATATGAACCTATAAAAGACAAAATCTTTAAAAATTGTGAAGACAATATAAGATTTATGAAGGGCGGAGATCGCTTAGAGCTAGGTGATTTTTCAATTAAAGCTTTTACTAGCAGACATGACTCTCAAAACGGAGGTCTAGGTTTTGTAGTAAAAGAAGTTTCAACTGGGAAAACTTTTGGGTATTTAACAGATACAGGCAGTATTACCAAAATGATGGCTGAGGAAATGAAAGGATGTGATGCCTATTTTCTAGAAGCTGATTACGATACTAAAATGTTATATGAGTATGAAAACTATGATACAGTTCTGAAAGAACGTATTGATAGTCCTGTTGGCCACTTATCAAATGATCAAGTGATGGAGTTTATAGAATCCTTTATAGATCTATCCACAACCCAATGGATTATGTTCGGACATTTAAGTCATCGAACAAATACGCCAGAACTAGTTAAGACTGCTTTTGTAGACAAATTTTCAAACTATAAAAATATTTACATAGCTCCACATAATGAGCTTGAAATTCTTTAGTAAAAGGGTTATATTTAAGTATAGGACATAACTTAAATAACCAAAAAACTAAATGGACTTATTAATATTTGATATTGAGACAATACCACAACAAGAAAAACTATCGGAAACCCAAGAACGAGTATTAGACAAAAAGATCAAGGCAAGTCTTAAAACAGACGACCCTTCCCCCGAAGCTTACGCTTCACAAAAAGACCTCATAATGGGAACAAATCCGTACTTTGGAGAAATTGTTTGTATAGGTGTAAAAAAAGTTTTACGTACAGGAGAGTTCGATGCACGAACACTTATTGGACCAGAAACTGACATCCTAAATAAGTGGTGGGAAATTGTTCGTAAACATAATGGTAGATTCGTACACTTTAATGGACTAAAGTTTGATGTACCATGGATTATTAAACGATCAATGAAACATAATATTAGACCTACAAACAAAGAATTTCTTGAATTAAGGCGATTTATAAAGTACCCTCACTTTGATGTTCAAATGATTATGGCGGATTGGGATCGATACGCTTCTGCCACTTTAGACCTTACATGTGACTTCTTAAATATCCCTTCTCCAAAAGAAGGAGAGGTAAAAGCAGATGAAGTTGCTCAAGCTTTTAAAGATGGTAGAATAAAAGAAATTGCTGAATATTGTTTAAGAGACGTTGACGCTACACATAAAGTGTACAATATATTACAATCTTACGTAAAATTTTAATCAAGAAAACTAAATGAGCATATTTGAAAAAGCCGCTCCTAAGGCTAAAAGATTAAAGATGTTAATCTATGGAGATACTGGGACTGGAAAGACTGTAACGTCTCTCCACTTCCCAAACCCCGCTGTAATTGACACTGAACGAGGTTCAGAACATTATGGTGAGCAGTTTGAATTCTTTAGGCTAATGACTAGTAGTCCTAAAGAAATTAATCAAGCAATTGATGAACTACTAAAAGACCCACAGGAATTTAAAACTCTTGTGATTGATTCATTTTCTAATGTATGGGACGCAATACAAGATGTCTACATTAAGCATATGAGAATGAAAACCGGTAATATGAACTATGGGCTTCAGCCGTTAGATTATAGAAATTTAAAGGCTGAGGTCAAATCTATGGTTACTAAATTATTGGCTTTAGATTTAAATATTATCGTGACCGCTAAATCCAAACCTTTGTATAGCCCTGAAAAAACAGAGTTTATGCAGATTATAGGAACGCAAGCGGATGGGCCTAAAGATCTTCCATACATGTTTGATGTGGTCCTTGAATTAGTTATCGACTCTGATACAGGGCAGCGTATAGCTAAAGCTAAAAAAGATCGAACCAATAAACTTCCTGCAGAATTTGAGTTTAGTTATAAAGCATTTACTGACTACTTAGGGATTGAAGGTTTAGAAAGAGAGCCAGTTGTGTTTACACAACAGCAGGCACTTAACTCTTATGTTAAACGTGAAACAAAAGTTAAAGTAGACGGAAAAGATATTATGACTGCTGGGGTCACCTCAAAAACTTTAAAAGCACTTTCTGAAGCTGCTGAAAAAGTTGGAGAAAGTGTTGTCTCAGTAAAACTTAAAGATGAGTTTATGGTCGATAGTCTACTAGACTTAAAAGAAGACGAAGGAAAATTCTTTCTGAAAGAACTAACAAAATAATAACCAAGAGATATAAACATGAGTATAAATTTTAAAGAAACAGGACAAAATAACACAGGGTCATTTGAACCATTACCGGAAGGTAGATATAATGTGAAAGTGGAAACTACCTCACTAAAAACCGCTAGTACAGGTAATCAAATGATTAATGCGCAATTTGTTGTTACTGATGGAGAGTTTAAAAACCGAAAGCTATGGAACAATTTTACAATTACACCTAAATCCTTAGTGTTTTTGTATAGTTTTCTAAAAGCTGCCGGTAGCGATCTAATTTCAGAAGACAACGCTGATGAAAATGAGGTAGCTAATAATATGATTGGTTTAGCTGCCAGTGCATTTGTAGAGCCTACTGTTACCAACACAGGTACACCTACAAATAAACTAGGTAAATGGGCTCCTGCCTTAGCAGATGGAGCTGTAGCCAGCTCTGGAAGCTTATTTTCATAAATAATCGATTCTATAAAGGGGAGTGTTATACGCAACGCTCCCCTTTTACTTTAAAAATGGTAATATAATGGGACAAACATCTCCAGAATTACAAAGGTATTTAAGTACCTTAGACTGGCAAAAAAATGAGCTAGAAAAAATACATGATACCCCTATAATACTTAGAGGTTTTTATAATAAAGCGGATGGTATAGGAGCGATTGCACCAAATCTCTATGATAAAGTGTTTAAATACTATAAAAATGTAAGCCTAATAACTCAAAAAAATAGAGGACATTTACACTTTGCTGATATAACTTCTATACAGCTAAATATGGACTGTGTTCAAGAATTTAAAAAACATGGAAAATCTTTTGAATGGAACTTAAAATGGAAATCCTTGGAAGGCGAACATCTAAAACGTCCTAAAGACTTCCAAAATGCAAAATTTATTCATGCTGGTGGGTTTGATAATATTCACAATTTTGAAATCGAGTACCAACAAAACTACCTGGATATCTTCAAACTAAAAAAATTATTTAACGTAGAAACATATCTGTACCTCATGTGGGAAAGTACTGGCATAGAAATTTTTGAAAAGCTGTTTCATTTATACGACCACATAATTGTGACTAATACTTGGTTGCAGAAACTTATACAGGACAAATACCCCCAAGTTAGCGTGTTATTTGTTGAGCATGTAGCCAGTTATTATACTCAGTATGCGACAGGCGCAGGTAAGAATTTTACCTTTGGATTTTCTGGTGGTTTATGGGAACGAAAAAAAGCAGATATAGTTGTACGTGCGTTTAATCAAATTAAAACATCTACAGACACCTTAAAAATACATTCAAGACAATTTGTAAACACTCCTAAAATGATAGAGATAGTCTCTAAAGAAATAAAAAAATCTCCAAATGGAATTGAATTTAAAAATAAAACCTTGCCTGATAAAGAATTTGCAGAGTGGTGGGACTCACTTAATTGCTATGTATTTGTATCAGCAGGAGAAGGATATAGTATTACTCCTAGACAAGCACTAATGCAAGGAACTCCTGTCATTTTAAGTAAAAACACGAGTCATCTAGACTTACTAGATGTGCCAGGTATTTTATGGGTGGAATGTGACCCTGGCGAATCAGAATGGTCTGGCGCACCTGATATGCATATATCAGCAGGACAACAATATGAGCCTAGATTGGGAGAAGTAGTTAAACAGATGAAGGAAATTAAAGATAACTATGATTTTTGGAAAAAGGCCGCTTTTGAGGGCGGAGAAATAATTAAAAACCGCACTAATGATACTAATATACAAAAACAATGGAGCGCTATACTATGAAACAAAAAATAGCTTTAATAACTGGAATTAATGGAATGGATGGCAGCCATTTAGCTGATCTCCTTCTAAGTAAAAACTATATCGTCTATGGAATGGAGCGTCGCTCTTCAAGTAAAAATAGAGTTAACACGGCTCACTTGGAATCTATAGACAACTTCCATTTTATTAATGGAGATTTAACTGACCAAAACTCTCTAGTAAGATGTTTACGTGAAGCAAGTCCTCAAGAAGTGTACAACTTAGGTGCTATGTCCTTTGTAGGAGAAAGTTGGAATACTCCAGAAAATACAGGAGATGTAAATGGATTAGGTGTTCTTAGAATGCTTGAAGCGATTAGAGAAGTAGACAAATCTATTAAATTTTATCAAGCGTCTACTTCTGAAATGTTTGGTAAAATGGTTGAAAATCCAGCTAATGAGAATACTCCATTCTATCCTAGAAGCCCTTATGGAGTTGCAAAACTTTATGGGCATTGGATAACTAAAAATTATCGAGAGTCTTATGGAATGTTTGCTTGTAGTGGAATCTTATTTAACCATGAAGGTGAACGTCGAGGGCTAGAGTTTGTTACCCGTAAAATTACAAACGGTGTGGCTAAAATTAGATTAGATCTACAAGATAAAATTATGCTAGGGAACCTAGACTCATATAGAGATTGGGGCTATGCTCCAGACTACGTTGATGCTATGTGGCGCATGTTACAACAGGATACACCGGAAGATTTTGTTATCTCATCTGGAGAAACAAGATCTATTCGGAATTTTCTTGAGGCTGCCTTTGCTAGAGTTGGTATAAATGCTTGGGAAAAATATGTAGGACAAGATCCTCGATTTTATAGGCCAGCTGAGGTAGATGTTTTACTCGGAAACTCAGCTAAAGCAAAAGAGATTTTAAATTGGGAGCCAACAACAACCTTTACAG